TTGTTACAGGAGAATTTTTTATTATTACAACAAGAAGACAATTCAAATGTACTCATTGAACCATTACCATCTTTAACACCGACTCAAACACCAACAAATACACAAACACCATCTAACACCCCTACCAACACGTTAACACCAACAAATACGTCAACACCAACACTAACACCAACCGCCACACCAACCAATACTCAAACACAAACTAATACGGCAACACCAACACCAACCGCCACACCAACCAATACTCAAACACAAACTAATACACCAACACAGACATCATCGAATACTCCTACACCAAGTGTTACACCTACAATCACACCGACACCACCAAATGCGTTGTATGAGTTTAGTGCATTTACTTTCACAACAGGTGGTGTTACTAATGGAGCTAATGGACCAACATTAGTCCAGTTACAAACAGCCTACAATTCTGAGTCATGGACTCAAAATACAAGTTTCTTAAATGTTGTCACACAAGGATATCAATTATGGACTGTACCACAGACAGGAACTTATGAATTCGAAGTTGCAGGTGCGCAAGCAGCCGCGGTTACCTATCCTGCGCCAGGTTCAACAGGTGGTAGGGGTGTTATCGTTCAAGGAAGATATGATTTGATTCAAGGTGAAGTTGTAACAATTGCTGTTGGCCAAACAGGCGAACCTGTAGTTAATAATAATCAATTTAATGGTGCAGGTGGTGGTGGTGGTTCATTTGTTGTATTAAGCGGCACACCATTATTCATTGCCGGCGGTGGAGGTGGAGATGGTGCATATACAAGTTCGGACTCAGGTTCTCTAAAGAATGGTAAAGATGCCGTCACAAATGTTAGTGGTACTACCTCAGTTTTTGGTGCACCTCCAGGTTCAGAGGGTAATGGTGGATTAACTCATATCAACTCAGCTGGAACAACATCAACCAATAACTACGATTCAGGTGCCGGTGGTGGATTCTTAAGTTCGGGACAAAATGGAACTACTGCTGCGGGAACAGTACCTCAAGGAGGTGCCGGTTTCAATACAACATTGCAAGGAGGCGCCGCAGCTTCACAATGGCCTCAAGCCACTGACGGTGGATTTGGTGGTGGTGGTGGCGGTTCACCAATTTGTGGTGGTGGTGGAGGTGGATACACCGGTGGTGGTGGTGCTTATCGTTCAGGAGGTAGTACTTTATCTGACGGTGGTGGTTCGGGTGGTTCATTCATTACAAGTGGGGCAACTAACGTCGCAACAACAGACGGTCAGTACAACCTAAGTTCCACTTTTGAAGGAGTTTCAATTGTCGACTTAGCATCATACAATACAGGTAACGGTTATGTTACAGTGACTTTCATTGGAACTCCAACCACACCAACTCCAACTCAAACACCAACCAATACACAAACACCTACAACTACACCAACTCCAACTCAAACACCAACAAATACACAAACACCTACAACTACACCAACTCCAAGCTCAACACCATCACCAACAATTGAGTCATTCACTTCAATAGGTACCACATCATGGACGGCACCTGCTGGTGTTACGAGTGTCGAATATCTTGTTGTTGCAGGCGGAGGTGGAGGTGGTAACGGATATGATTCTGGCGGTGGAGGTGGTGGTGCCGGCGGAATGGTATTAACAGGTACCATGTCTGTCGTACCCGGTAATTCATATACAATTACAGTTGGTTCGGGGGGTACTGGCGGTGCGGATACTCGAGCCAATAATAATGGTACTTCAGGATCGAATTCAGTATTTGATACTATTATATCTCTTGGAGGTGTCTATGGTGGTGGAAGTAGAACGAACAACCCAGGTCCCGCAGGTGTGGGTGCGGGTATAGGTGGAGCCGCACAAGTAGGTAGTACGACAGCACCCCTTGGAGGTAATGGTGGTGGCGGTGGTAGTGCTGGTGGTGGAGGTGGTGGCGCCTCAGGTGCGGGTACAAACAGAATTAGTTCATCATCTGCAGGTGTTGGTGGTGCTGGATTATCGTCGAGTATTACTGGTGGTGCGGTAACTTATGGTGCGGGTGGTAATGGAGGTACTGCTAACGTAAATAACAATGACGGTGCGGCAGGTCCAGCTAACACGGGTAAGGGTGGTGGTGCAGGTAGTGCAACAGGATCCAACTCAGGTGGTGGTGGAAACGGTGGTTCTGGCATCGTTGTCCTAAAATACTTTATTTAAAGATATATTTATAAAATAAAATGCCAAATTTACCCATATCTCAATTACCCGAGTTATTATCTTCAGCAATAACTTCGAACACAGAATTTGCAGTGGCTGAAGGAGGTACAACTTATCGTGTTAAACAGTCTTCTTTGAATCCTTATCCGAATGTTATCGGTTTTTTTTCCCAGACAGGTACCACAGAATTCATAAGTGGAACAACCGAACAATCTATTATTGGACCTGGAATTGGAACCCTTTCCGTTGGGGCTAATCAGTTCAGACCTGGAGACACTTTTTCACTCACCTTGAGGGGTCACCTATCTAATAACAACGACAGTTTACAAATAAGAGTTAAGTCAGATTCAGTAATTCTTGCCGACAGTGGAGCAGTCAACTATAACACATCGGCGGATGAACTCCTCTTTGCTTTGGATTTAACTTTTCAAATACTCTCGATAGGTGGACCTGGAGTTGCATCAATACGAACAAAAGGTTTTTGGAGAACAGTCAAAAATTCAAATTTTACAGTCAACGGATATTCATTTGAATCATTAAACAATACAACTTTTGATACTACTGATGGTAATGATTTAGGTATCACAATCCAATTCGACGCTACAGATACTTCTACATACATTTATACCGAATTCTTAGTTCTTAACAAAATATATTAATCGATGAACAATTACGGCGTCATATTGACAAGTGAAAACTTTTCTGGTAAAACCGCTTTGATTACATTTGTTGAAGAAGGTAGTGAGTTAGTTACTAACTTAGGATATCAAGAGATTCCCTACACATATTTCCCTGAAGACGGAACACCTCAAGGTACGTATTATTTGTTTTTAACAGGGACAGGAGAAACCTGTATTGTTAATGTCACTCAACCGAATCCAAGTCCAACACCAACCGCAAGTATAACACCAACAATTACATTGACAAATACACCAACTCCGAGTGTAACACCTACATATACTCCAACTCCTACAAATACCCCAACACCCTCAACAACTAATATTTAAACTTATATTTATATAAAAAACAAATATGGAATTTTTTATTCGTAAAAACGCAACTTTACCGATTTTGAAAATGCAAGTTGTTCAAGATGGACGAAATGATTATAACTCATTTATGGAGTCGTTGGTGAATGCGAATATAAGATTTTCCATGAAAACCGAAGATACGGGTATCTTAAAAATAGCATCCAAACAAGCCTTTATTGTGGAAAAAACCCAAGAAAATCCTGACGCACCTGTCGAATACTACATTTATTATAAATGGACAGGGAACGACACAAAAAAATCAGGTAGATATATTGGTGAATTTTCAATTACTAACACCGATGGAGAACTTATAGCTCCTATTAGGGAAACACTTTATATCAACATAACAGATTCATTTGTAACAGGCGGTGCGGGTTCAAGCTCTAATCCATCAGGAGGTTGTTGTTGATTTGACAAACTTAATTAAGATTTCTATTATTGTATTTATAAAAAAAGGGTAATCTCAATTCTTTTGAGAGTATAATATCCCGAAAAAAATACAATTATGGTATCACAACAAGAAATCGAAGAGTTCCTTTTGGGTTTGGATCCCGAACCTTACATCGTAGCACTTGAATATGACTACGCCACGGACAAAATTTTCAAAATAATACAACATCCCGAACACGGTAAAATAGTTAAAGTGGATAGTTTTATTCCCTTTGCGTGGGTTGGGGACTTACACAATAGAAATTTCTACAAAGGATCGAAAGAGTTACAGAAAAAAGCCATGAGTGAACATGGTATTGTAATTGACAAATTAGAAACCAAAGGTGATCCTCGATTGGAGCTTGGTTTGAGGTTCATTGTTAAAACAACAAAGACATATCAAAACCTAATAAATTTTTTCAGAAATGGTGGTTTAGATCCTTGGGGTAGAGATAACTCAGACGTAATTTCAATACTTCCACCAGTAGAACAATATCTTGTCCAAAAACAAAAAAGATTATTCAAAGGATTTGAAGAATATGAGGAAGTACATCGTTTGGTATTTGACATCGAGACTACGGGACTTGATGCCAATAAAGACGCCATATTCTTAATTGGAATCAAAGATAATCGTGGTTATTTGAAAATATTATCAGCACAAAACCAAGAAGAAGAAAAAAATATCATAATTGAATTTTTTAAAATTGTGGATGAAATCCGTCCAACCCTAATCGGAGGTTATAACTCCGCATTTTTTGATTTTCCGTTCATTATTACTCGAGCAAAGTTGTTGGGAATTGATTTAAAAAAGGTGGCTAAAACCCTCAACCCCGCACAAAGTATTAAACAAAAAGAAGGTATACTTAAATTGGCTAATGAAATGGAGCCTTACACACAAACACAAATGTGGGGTTATAATGTGATTGATATTGCACATGCAGTTCGTCGTGCACAGGCAATTAACTCTGACATTAAAAGTTGGGGTTTGAAATATATTACACAGTTTATTGGTGCAGAGAAATCTAATCGTGTCTATGTACAGGGTGATAAAATTGGTAAAATTTATTTTGACAACAAAGAATATTATATGAACCCCGAGTCGGGTAAATATAAAGAAGTTGGTGAACCTGGAACCGAAAACTTGTTGAGTCGTTTTCCAGGTAAATACGAATCAATTCGAGGTGAACAAATTATTGAAAAATATCTTGATGACGACTTGTATGAAACCATGGTAGTTGACGGTGAATTTAACCAAGCGAATTTTTTACTTGCAAAATTGGTACCAACCACATATGAAAGATTGTCAACTATGGGAACTGCAACTCTTTGGAAAATGATTATGCAGGCTTGGAGTTATAAACATGGATTGGCAATTCCTGTTAAAAATCCAAAAAGAAGTTTCACAGGTGGACTATCTCGACTCCTTCAAGTAGGATATTCTCGAGATGTACTAAAACTTGACTACTCTTCTCTATATCCTTCAATTCAATTAGTACATGATGTATTCCCCAAATGTGATGTTACAGGTGCGATGAAAAGTATGTTGAAGTATTTCCGTGATACTCGTATCAAATACAAGAAACTTTCTGAACAATATTCCAAAACGGACCCCAAATTGTCTTCACAGTATGGACGTAAACAGTTACCGATTAAAATTTTTATTAACGCATTTTTTGGTTCTTTATCCGCTCCTCACGTATTCCCTTGGGGTGATATGGATATGGGTGAACAGATTACTTGTACTGGTCGTCAATACTTGCGTCAAATGATTATGTGGTTTATGAAACGGGGGTATGAACCTTTAGTTATGGATACGGATGGTGTCAACTTTGCGACTCCACCACAACGTGCTGATTACAAATACGTTGGAAGGGGACTCAACGGATTGGTAGAAGAAGGTAGAGAGTACGTAGGTGCAGAGGCGGATGTTGCAGAATATAATGATTTATTTATGAGAGATGAAATGGGTTTGGATATCGATGGTGTGTGGCCCGCAACAATTAACGTCGCTCGTAAAAATTACGCTCTCCTAACCGACAAGGGTAAAGTTAAACTAACGGGAAACACAATCAAATCCAAAAAGTTACAAACTTACATGGCTGAATTTTTGGACGTAAGTTTACGTATGTTGCTCGACGGTAAAGGTTCAGAGTTTTTGGATTATTATTATGACTACTTGGAATTGTTGTATAACAAACAAATTCCTTTAAGTAAAATCGCCAATAAAGCTCGTGTAAAACAATCTTTAGAGGACTATAAAGTCCACGTCACTAAAACAACAAAGTCAGGTTCTCTAATGTCAAGACAGGCACACATGGAGTTGGTTCTTAAATCGAATACAAGTGTCGGACTTGGTGATACTATATATTACGTGAACAACGGCACCCGTAAATCACATGGAGACGTACAAAAGAAGGGTAATGAGGTTATTTTGAATTGTTACATGATTGACGAAAAAGAAATTAATAAAAACCCTGACATACTTGGTGATTATAACGTCCCAAGATACATTGCAGCATTCAATAAAAGAATCGAACCCTTATTAGTCGTGTTTAATCCTGAAATACGTGAAAGTATTTTAATTGAAGATCCAAAAGATCGTCCTATATTTACTAAAACCCAGGCAGAGCTCGTCAGGGGATTTCCACGTAGAATAGGTGACCAAGATACTCTTGAAGAGGTGATGACTCTTTCAGATGGTGAAATAGCTTTTTGGAGACACGTAGGTATCGACCCATACTACATGTACTTGGATGGCACGAAAGAACTTGTTGAGGAATTTTGGTTAGAAAAGAATACAGATTTGATGTACGGAGATTACCAAGTTAACACTGTGATACCAAAAGATGAACTTTATGAGATGAATGAAAACGGTGATTACTTGATATACGCATATTAGGAGTTCTTCAATCCATCAGAGGACATGATGTACCAGTTTCCTCCGATAAATCGTAATTCCACACAAGCCCCTTTACTTGTGACAATTTCGTCATACTCCTCATCTATTAGTCCATTTGTTGTTTTAATGGTAACGTTTGTAACCGCTTTGATGGTAACATGATCGGTTGTGTTACTATCTAAATAAACCGTACAGTAGTCCACATTACGAACTACTATTGCACTTTCACCTTTAGTTGTATATTCTTTTTCGTTGATAACTACTAAATCTGAGGTTACAATAGTCAACCCATTGATGAGTTTTTGACTTGGGATACTTCTTACAATCGCCATAAAAAAATTATATAATATCAAAGGGGTTTGGTAAAGCTCGGTATTGTAACAATTTGTTCAGACTTTCCGCTTGGTTAGCCTTCACCTCCATCATTTTATCTGGACGCAACCTTTCCAACCTACCCATTAATTCTTCAATTAGTTTTGACTTTTCGTCCTTAGCTTCGGTTAAAAGTGAATCATATTCTAAAGTCAATTCAGAATCGGGAGTTTTTAAATTACCTTGATATTTTCCTCTGACTCGTCCTAAAGTTTCTTTGACATAGGCAACAAACCATTTTCTTACCCATGCCTTTGCGGGTTGATTTAATTGTTGCCAAGTTAGAAGTTCAACAGGTATGTCAGATGGTAATCTTACAACATCGGGATTTTTTGCTAAACAATCTTCCCTATCGAAAGTATCGTAATACCAATACCAAACTCTACCTCCGTGGAAATATTGTCCCCCGAAATCGAACCTACCACCCGGTACATTCATGAGATGTATTGCCTTTTTACCTTCGGGAAGAGCGGTAACTCTATATGTTAAGTCAGCACCTACTATTCTTCTCTTGATATTAATGTCTGACATTCTAAGTAGAACATCAAAGGCTGGTGTTATGAAATAACTACCCATTGAACCCATTTGAGAGAAACCTGCTCCACCACCAAGTCCAATTCCTCCGAATCCTCCGAAACCACCCATGAATGGATCGAAATACGCGGCGTCCAATTCCGAACGAGAGAACCATAAAAGTTCATTCAACTCTCTACCGGCGGGGATTTCATAAATTTGTGTGTTTGCACTCAAATCAAAATAATCCTTTTTCAGGACATAATCACCACCCGCTTGTAGTCCAACAATTTTAGAATAAGCATATGTGTATTGAGTTTCCCAATCAAGACTACGTGTTAAGAATGCCTTTGTAACCGACTGTTCGTCTAAATCTAAACCATATAGAGATGTCCATTGAGACTCAATTAACCAATCATAGACGTACTGACTATAATCTTCTATTGATAATTCCAATAGGGAATCCATCATTTCATCTTCTATCTCAACACCTCTTAATGGGGCACCGAGAAGATGACGAATTTTAGTATATAAGTTAGTTCTTTCTGTTCCTACTATAATTGACATGAACCTATTTTATAAATAAATATCAAATGGTGTTTTATTTATTCAACCAATTTTCTTTTGGGATGTTATACTTACCGTCTACGATTTCCACGTTTTCGTTTTTGAATATATATGTATCCCCTTTGGTACTGATAAATACCAAATATTTTATCATCGACGGTTGATATTTTTTTACTTGCCCGGTGTTAGACAAGATGTATGAAGTTTCAGTTTCATCCATATACCCAAACGGTTTAATTTGAGCATATTCTTTTTTTCCATCCGAATATTCAATCACAGCATCCTTTCCTGCTAATGCGTCTGAGGTTACACCTAAACCACCCTCTTTAGTTACATTAGCATCTTTGAAGAACATTTTCATTTTCTCTACTGCTCGTTCCTCTTGCTTATCACCATACTGATCGTTTTTAGTCAGTGATGTCATAATTTTCTGAAAGGTTTTGGAGTTTGGTGAAAAAATACGTGGGGCAAATTGTTCTAAGTATACTGACATTCGGTACATCTCCTCGACTTGTTTTTGTGGTGTTTGTCCTAGAAACATCAACGGGTCTTGTCCATACTTCTTTAGTACCTGATTAATATCGGTTACTAATGTACAAAAATTGGTGTAATTTGTGTTAAGTTTGTTTATAACACTTCTGCCTTTTTTTTCGTAATCATATACACCTGAAAGGGTGTTGGGTGCATATTCATTTTGTTTATACCAGTACTCTTTGTATATATTTTCTAATATTCTGTCGATAGTTTCACGGAATATTTTTTTTATTTCACTATTTTTATTGAATATATCTTTGTAGTTCTGTATTTGAGTACGGTTACATGCTTGATAGTCAATTGCTTCTGCAATTATTTGTCTTACATTTTGTGATTCAGTGATTTTATTATTAGTCTTCAATGAATATAAATCATTTACAAAATCCCAATTTACAACACTCCAAAAGTTTTTTATGTAATCGTCTTTTTTGTTTCTATATTTCAAATAGTAGGCATGTTCCCAAAGATCTAATCCGAGTAAAGGATATCCTCCGTTCATAAATGTATTCATTAACGGGTTGTCCTGATTTGAAGAGGATACAATCCTTAGATTACCCCTTTTACCCAATATCAACCAAACCCAACCAGATCCGAATTTAGTTTGAGCTTCTTCTTCAAACTTCTTTTTAAAATTTTCAAAAGTTTTGAAGTCCTTTTTGATTGCGGTTAATATGTTACCACTAACCCTTTGTGGTTTTGGGGACAACATTTTCCAAAACAAAGCATGGTTGAATGCTCCTCCTGCGTTGTTTTTAATCAGTTTAGGGAATTTGGATATTGTCCTAACAATATCTTCCAACTCCATGTCCCCGCCTTGTCGATTTTTTAATGCTTTATTTAATTTTTCTAAATACCCTTTGTAATGTTTGTTGTAGTGAATATTCATTGTTTCAGGGTCGATGAAACGTCTCAAGGCTGAATAAGAGTATGGTAATTTTTCAATACCTATTTCTTTCATTTCTGTAAGAATTTGTTGTGGAATTTTAGACTCAAAAATATTTTCTTCTAATAATTGTTCTTCAAGTTCTGAAATTCTTTTTTTTATTTTTTTGAATGACATCTATTCTTTTTCTCTATAAATAATTTGTCACATGGAAAAAGTTACTTTCTCCGAGCATTAATCATGTTTAATATTTCTTCTACAATATCACCTCTTCCTTCATTATCACCCATAACCGTTTCGAAAACGTTTTTCTTGGATTTTAGAATGTCGTATATAATGCCCTCTATAGTGTTTTCAAAAATTGGGTAATACACCAAAACGTTGTTTTTTTGTCCGTATCTGTAGGCTCTGTCTTCTGCTTGTGAGTGATCGGAAGGAACAAAGGATAAATCGTTCATAATTACCGCCTCTGCGGATGTTAAAGTAATTCCGACACCCGCGGCTTTGATATTACCAACAAAAACTTTTACATTTTCGTCTTCTTGAAATTTATCCACAGACATTTGTCTTTCCGGTTTCCCCATTGAACCGTCAAGTTTTACCGCCTGTTTTCCAAAGTATTCTGCAATTTGATTTAAGGAATCTGTAAAATTAGTGAATATTATTACTTTTTTCCCTTGTTCAATGATGTTTTCAGCGAGTTCACAGGTGTTTTTAACTTTAGATGAAGCGATTTCTTGTCGAACTTTCATCAACTTTGAAAACTGAAGTGTCAAGGAGTTCGACTCCTCTTGTTTATCAAACCAATTATAATACTCACCCATAAGTTCTTCGTAGTGAGGTGATTTCAATCTTAAGTGAACTGGTGTTATAATTTTTTCAGGTAAATCCAAAATATCTTGTTTCAAACGTCTTAGGACATGGGACTTTGTCCTGTCTCTTAATTCTTCTAAATTGGAAGCTCCCGTTACATTCCATATTTTTTTCTTACCCACTTTGAATTGGTACCCTTCGCAGTATCTTCTAACATAACCCATCCAATTTGCTGCGACAGGTGAGTCTACTAAATCCAAAAGATTGAAATAATTGATAGGGCGGGAAGTCATCGGGGTTCCTGTTAACAGCCAAAGTTTTCCAACCTTTTTAGTAATATCATTAATCAATTTTGTTCTTTGAGCTTGTTTATTCTGAATGTAGTGTGCCTCATCCACGACTATTAGTTCGAAACCTGAATTTAGAATAATGGAATTTTCCTTGTCTTTTTCGTCGTGGAAATTTTTTATAATGTCATAATTGATTATAACAAAATCACCATCCTCCCATTTTTTCCCTTCAATGATAGATACAGTTCTATCAGAATAATTTTCAATTTCTCTTTGCCAGTTTATTTTCAAAGATGCTGGACAAATTATTAAAACTTTTTTTGCTTGGGTTTCAAGAGCAGCAATTATAGTAGAAGTGGTTTTACCTAAACCCATGTCATCCGCTAAGATGTACTTGTCATTTCCTACCAATTTTTCTATTGCTTCTTTTTGGTGTGATAAAGGGGGTCGATGTGAATATTTGGAATAGTCAATTGTTACTTGACGTTCCTTGTTTATAATAATGGCAGACTTAGGCATCCAAAAATCCGACATCGTATCCCCACTTAGTATTTTCCCATATATATGATATGATTTCTCTTGCTCACACAACAATTTTTCTATGTAAATTTCCTTTGGTTCTTTAGTTAACAATTTGTCTTCCATTATTTTTTTTGAAAAATATGGATCTAGTTGTACCCATTTCTTTGCAACTTTAGGTACGGTTTGGTGGTGATTTAAAATATAATCCGCCTGTGCTCGTGTTAGTTTAAATCCTCGTTGATTTTCAGATTTCTTTTTTATAGACAATATATAGTTATTGAACCCTTCATATGACTCAAGGATTCTCATTGCCTTTACTTCAGGAATGTTTATCGATATTTCTGAATTTTCTTCCATTCACAATATTTTATAATATAATCAAAAACAAACTATTTATCAATATGAGTCAAAAAAAGGTACCGATAACTAGACTGAGTAAGTTTTTTGGACAAGAAGATTTTGCTTTGGATATTTCTATGGGCGAGGAATGGCTTCATGGGGATATGAATTTTACTTTGGTTTTGTACCGTGTTGACGCTCAAAATACCAAAACGGATGATGTATATGGTGAAGTTGTTTCTGATGGAATAAAATTTTTTCCACCTGTAGAGTTCAAAGGATATGTAAGGATTGATGCACCATCAAATGAAAGGGTTAATAATAGTGGTGTGGAATATGAATTCCCAGGTAACCTATCCGTTTCGGTTTATAAAAAACAGTTAGAAGAACTAAATATTGATATATCTTATGGTGACTATATTGGTTACTATGAAAGTGAAAGTCGAGTCAGATATTATATGGTAGTTGATGACGGACGTGTAACTTCGGATAATAAACATACGTATGGTGGATACAAACCCTTTTATAGGACTATATTAGCCACATACGTACCTGAAAGTGAATTTAGGGGATTATAATGGCTCTACCAAAAAAACTCGTAAAAAAAATTGACTTGATACCTCAGAAGACTGGAGTGGCAAGAAGAGAACAAATGCTCGAATATATTAAAGAGAACGGTACCTATTTACCAAAAAGTTTGTTACACGCCGAATTGGATCGGGGTATGTTAGATTTTGTTAAAGAAGATTTAAAAACTGTTGTTGACGGTAAAGTCGTTCCTACAATTGATATTATAATAACTTTACAGAATTGGAGTCTTTTCACAGAAACTTGGAAATTCCAAGATTTAGATAAAAATGCCTCTCCCCCCTTCATTACCACTGTACGTCAACCTGAAGTTAAACCAGGTACGAATCCCTCAGTCAAATATAATATACCTGACAGACGTGAATTTTTCTACGCAAGAGTCCCAACTTGGGATGGAACACGTAAGGGACTTGATATATATAAAATCCCACAACCCGTACCTGTTGATATCACATATAATGTGAAGATTATGTGTAAAAGGATGAGAGAGTTAAATCAATTCAATAAGATTGTTCTTCAAAAGTTTGCATCCCGTCAGGCATATCGCGTTATAAACGGACATTACATTCCTATAATTTTAAATAACATTTCCGATGAAAGCACAATGGAAATGGATAAACAAAAATATTACCTACAAAACTACGAATTCATAATGCTTGGGTTTTTGGTTGACGAAGAAGAATTTGAAGTATCACCAGGAATAACTCGTTCTTTCCTAATGATAGAAGCTCAAAATAAAACTAAAGCTCGTCGAGTTAAAAAGTTACCTTCTTCACCAAAAAGTTTCCCATTATCATACGGAGTGGGAGATTCAGAAACTTCAACAACCATCACGGTTCCTTATTCTGTGGATTTCTTAGTTGATAAAAACGTAAATGTTGACAGTTACTCTGTTTATATTAACGGAGACTATGTTGGGGATGATGTTGAAATCATTCAGTTGAATTTGAATGATGTTTTGTTATTGGAATTTACAAAAAAGACTGCAGGACAACCCGCATCAATTTCAGGTTCAGCCACCCTTCAATAAGATTCTCCGTAGATGTCAGTTTTAGGTTGACACTTTTCCTCAATCATAGTCTCAACAAATTTGTACATTTTTAATCCGTTTTTGTCACAATGTTTTTTTAACATGTTGTGATGTTTCTCAGATATTTTTAAATTCTTTATTTTCATTATTGATATCAAAAATAAGGTAGAAAAAAGGTAGAATTTTTACCCACCAATAAATAAATATCCTTTTTGCAGTAAGTTTTTTTGAAATTATTTGGATATTTATGATAAAATAAATTTTTTCATTAAAAAATAATAATGGCAACATCAAATAAAATTTTTGTATCTCCTGGTGTTTACACTTCTGAAAGAGATTTGAGTTTTGTGGCACAAAGTGTGGGGGTAACTACATTGGGTATTGTTGGGGAAACTATTACAGGTCCGGCTTTCGAACCAATTTTCATCACTAACTTCGATGAGTTCCAAGCATACTTCGGTCCAACTTCTCCTGAAAAGTTTGTGAATACACAAATTCCTAAATACGAAGCGGCTTACATTGCAAAATCTTACTTGCAACAATCCAATCAACTGTTTGTTACACGTGTCTTGGGACTATCAGGGTATGATGCGGGTCCATCATGGACTATTTCAACAATAGCAAATATAAATGCAACCACAGTATTCCCTGATGGTTCAACTCCGGGTTATGTATGGACAGCGGCGTTCACAGGAACGAGTGCGTCTACATCATCCATAGAAATCGTAAGTGGATTACCAACTGTTATTAATAACATCTACTCACTACCTTACACACAAAACACAGGTTCACAAACTACTTTGAGTGCCAACATGAATACTCAATTGTTTGCAATCCTAACTGATAACACTTTACAGAACAGTTCTGTTTATGTATATGGTGCTGTACCTCAAGTCGATTACAATGGATTAAATTCGAGCTACGACTTAACTAACGTATTCAACGTTCAAAGTATGGATTTCGACGCCATTACGAAAAATTCTTACTTGAACGATGCATGGTACTACGCTCTGTTTACTACAACACCCGTTGTTAATGGTTATTCGGGATTCTCGTATTTCTCTAAAGTTTCTGCTTTGAATTATGATTCAGGATCAGATTCTTTCTCAGGAACTGTTTCGGGTATGGTGTATAACTATTCCGGTACTTCTTGGACGGAGTATGATAACATGGTTGTTGGTACACTAAGATCTAGAGGTGTAAGTACATACACTTCAAGTAATGCAGGTCCATTGTACCAACTAACCGCAACTACTCAATTGTCAATTGATTATTCAGGAACTTACTCAGCAATGACTGAAGATCCTTACGCGACTTTTGCAATTTCAGGAAACACTATCGAGGGTGACACATTTAGTTTTGAAACATCCTTCAATGATGGTGCATCAAATTATATATCAAAGGTATTTGGAACTACTAACTTCGGTAAAGACAGAACAGAGGTTCCTGTTTTCTTGGAAGAACGTTTCCAAAACTTGTTGAATTGGTCTTACGCTAAAGGTTACATCCGTGGTTTGAATACTTCGTTCACCGCATTACCTTCAGCAAGAGAGGATAATGGAACAAATACTTCCATTGGTTGGTATCTTGAACAATATCAAACACCTGCAACTCCATATCTGGTTTCTGAATTACGTGGTAATACTGTTTATAGATTGTTTAGATTTATAACAGTTTCTGACGGTAATTCGGCTAACAGAGAAGTTAAGGTATCTATTGCTAATATCTCTTTCTCTAACGGTACATTTGACGTTGGTGTTCGTGATTTCTTCGATACTGACGAGAATCCAGTATTCCTTGAAAGATATACAAACTGTTCGATGGATCCTACTCAAAATAATTTCATCGCTAAGAAAATTGGTTCTTCTGATGGTGAGTACGAATTGAAGAGTAGATTTGTTATGGTTGAGATGAACCCTGACGCACCTGTCGATGCACTACCTTGTGGTTTCGAAGGTTACACTTTCCGTGAATATGGTGGTAGTGGTTCAGACATTCAACCTCCATTCTCAATTTACAAAACTAAATACAATACACCAGGTGAAGTTATCTTCACTCCTCCTTTCAGTCTTTCTTCTGGGGCGGACAACTTAACTAGAAGTTCAGGTGATAAAGTTAGAAAAACATATTTAGGGTTCTCTTCTCAGATAGGAATTGATGCTAATTTCTTTGATTACAAGGGTAAACAAAATCCTACCAACTTGGGATTGGCAACTACTTCATCGGAATGGAACTATATGACTAAAGGTTTCCACATGGATTCGGGCGCTACTATCGTGGCAATTTCAGGAAACTTTGTTACTTCAGGACAATCCGCATTCGAATGTGGTGTTACTTCATTCCGTACTGAACCAACAAACCCTTCTAACCCTTATTACAGTTTAGCGGCTCGTAAGTTTACTGTTATTCCAAAGGGAGGTTTTGACGGATGGGATATCTACAGAGAATATCGTACAAATGGTGACATTTATTCTTTAGGTAATACAGGATACTTATACGGTGCATCTGATGAAAACACAAACTATCCTTTATCTACGGGTTGGGGAGCGTTTAAACAAATTACAGTTGGTGATGATTCCGAATTGGCGAACACCGATTACTACGCATATTTGTTAGGTCAAGAAACTTTCGCTAACCCTGAAGCGGTTAACATTAATGTGTTTGTAACTCCTGGTATTGATTACGTGAATAACAGTAACTTAGTTGAAAATGCAATTGATTTGGTTGAAACGGATAGAGCGGATTCTATCTACATTTGTACAACTCCTGATACAAATATGTACTTGAACTACTCAGATTCTACTACATTTATCTTCCCTCAAGAGGCTGTGGATAATTTAGAAGAAACGGGAATCGATTCAAACTACACGGCAACATATTATCCTTGGATTTTAACAAGAGACTCTGTGAACAACACCCAAATTTACCTACCAGTTACAGGTGAAGTGACAAGAAACTTGGCGCTTACTGATAACATTGCGTTCCCATGGTTCGCAGCTGCAGGTTATACAAGAGGTTTGGTACAAGCAGTTAAAGCTCGTAAGAAGTTAACCCAAGAAGATAGAGACACCTTATATCAAGGAAGAATCAATCCAATCGCAACTTTCTCGGATGTGGGTACAGTTATTTGGGGTAACAAGACATTACAAATTAGAGAGTCAGCTCTTGACAGAATTAACGTAAGACGATTGCTTCTTCAAGCTCGTAAACTTATTTCGGCAGTTGCTGTAAGATTATTGTTCGAACAGAATGACGACAAGGTAAGACAACAGTTCTTGGATTCAGTTAATCCTATTTTGGATTCAATCAGACGAGACAGAGGTTTGTATGACTTTAGAGTAACTGTAAGTTCATCACCTGAAGATTTAGATAGAAATACATTAACAGGTAAGATTTATCTAAAACCAACAAGAGCTCTTGAATTCATTGATATCGAATTCTTGATTACTCCAACTGGTGCATCTTTTGAAAACATCTAATAAACACAACGGGGTGGGGGTTTTCCCCACCCCTTAATTTAAAATTAAAATGGAATTTAGAAAAAAATTATTACGTGAAAGTTTGATGATGGAAGAGAATGGTGTTACCACTTTCTCTGAAAAACCTCAAAATATTATTATGAGTGAGTCTCAGTTAGAGAGACTAATTGAAAACATTCAAAACAAAAAATGAGTATAAAAAGAATTTTACGTGAATACGTAAAAGATAAAACGAGTATTAATGAAGGTATTTCAGTTGAGGGAACTCCCGATATGAAATACTATGCCTTTGATTGGGATGACAATATTGTCACCATGCCGACTCAAATTATAGTTTCCGATGAAGATGGTGAAGAGGTTGGTGTGTCCACTGAAGATTTTGCACAGTACAGAGAACAGATAGGTAAAGAACCTTTCGTGTACAAAGGTAAGACGATTGTTGGGTATGCACCAGAGCCCTATAGAAACTTTACAGCGCCAGGTGATAAACAATTTTTAATTGATGCAATGATTGCCGAACCAGGTCCTTCTTGGGAGGATTTTGTGGAGTGTATAAATGGTGGTTCTATTTTTGCAATTATTACAGCTCGAGGACACAATCCAAAAGTACTAAAGGATGCGGTTTTCACATTCATTTTGACAAACCACAATGGAATCAACATGGACGAGTGTGTCTCAAATTTAAGACGGTTCCGTGAAATCGCGGGTGAGTCTATGAAGTCGGACAAACAAGTGATAAATGACTATCTGAATATGTGTCAGTTCAGTCCTGTTACTTACGGTGAAGGAAGTGCATCAAACCCTGAAGAAGGTAAAATCAAAGCACTAAGGAAGTTCATTACCGACGTAAGGATGATGGCATCTGAAGTAGGGAAAAAGGCATATTTTAAAAATGATGTATCAAATAGATTTGTACCAGAAATAGGATTTTCTGATGATGACCCAAGAAACATAGAAAAAATCAAACAATTTATAGATACTGAATACGAAGATAAACCAGTAAGGACCTATTTAACTAAAGGCGGAGAAAAAAAAGAAGTATAAAGCACAAGCAATAAATAAATTCCACAGGAAAAAAGTAAAGTCAAAAAATTTTTTGTGTGTATTTATATTAAAAATAAAACAAGAAAAAAAAACAAGTAAACCATGGCAGACTTATTAATGAAAATGCCTTTTCAGTATGAACCAAAAAGAAAGAATAGATTTATTCTTACCTTTCCTTCATCTTTGGGCATCAACTCTTGGTATGTTGAATCAACAAGCAGACCGAATTGGAGCAACACACCTACTGAAATTCCATTCCTAAACACTTCCACTTATGTTGCTGGAAGATTTGTATGGAACACCATTAACGTAACATTCAGAGATCCTATCGGACCTTCTGCGGCTCAAGCACTTATGGAGTGGGTTCGTTTACACGCTGAATCAGTAACAGGTAGAATGGGTTACGCTGCAGGATACAAAAAAGACATTGATTTGGAACTTTTGGATCCTACAGGTGTTGCGGTAGAAAAATGGATATTACAAGGAACCTTCCTTACAGACGTTAACTTTGATAGTTTAGGTTATGGTGACGACGGACTTGCAACTATCACAGCGACACTTCGTCCTGATAGATGTATTTTAGTTTACTAAGAATTTACTAAATTTTTCTTGACTTTATATTTAACCATAGGGGAAACTCTATGGTTTTTTTATTATGGAAAATACGACACATTACGGACAACTTGATTTTAATTTACCACACGACGTGGTACCCTTACCTTCGAAAGGTATGTTTTATAAAAATAAAAAACAATCTTTGAAGGTTGGTTATTTGACAGCCCAAGATGAGAACATCTTACTGTCAACATCTATACGTTCTCAAGGGGTTGTGAAAACACTTCTTAAAAACAAAATCTACGAACCAGATATGATGGTGGAAGAACTCTTGGAATGCGATATCCAAGCAATTCTAATATTTTTGAGAAACACATCGTTTGGTACCGAATACATTTTCAAATTGAAAG